TGACGAGTAAAACAAAATGTGGTACTATAAGAATGTAAGGCAGAGCGACGAAAGCTCTTACGAAAGGAGGGAGGACGGTGGATGACATGAACATCACCCTGGCGCTTCTGAGAGCGATCCTGGAGCTGATCGATAAAGCGGAATCGCTCGAAGAGCTCCGCGAGAGCGTGAAGCGCATCATGGGAGAAGAAAAGGTCAGCGCCCCTACCACAGACCGCTGACCTACTCCTAACCCAGCGGACGCCAGATGACAGGAGAGCGGGAGCCTTACCCCGCCTCCTTGATGGTAACAGAGTGAGGCAAAAAAATCAAGGAGGAATTTGTGAAATGATGATGATTGAGTTCACCGAGCGGACGGGCTTCGAGCCCACCGAGGAAGAGTACGCCGAGATCGAGCAGCAGTACTACAGCTTCGATGGAAACAAGGATGCGTTCTGCAAGTACTGGAAGGAAACGGTCGGTGTCGAGGGCATCTGCAAGGCCCGCGCCGAGAAGATCGCGCAGCTTCGGTCCACGATGGTGGAAACCGAGAAGGAGCTGATGCAAGCCAACGCTGAGAAGGACAGGCTGATCACTCGCCTGAAGGCTGATCTGGAACGCGAACAGGAGTGGAAACCCTGGGAACCGGATCGAATCGTTTCCCAGAAGGATTACGATCACCTCCGCAGCTCTGGCCACGAAATGACCGATGACGAGGCGAAGGAATGGATCTTCCAGGAATTCGGATTCGCCCAGCAGGTTATCCGCATTCACCGCCTGATGAACGTGCAGGAGATCAACCGGCATCACATGCTCCGCAAGGTCGGCGAGATCGACCGCCGCCCCTACTACGACGCCACCGATTGGTACTACGTTTTCTTCTCCGTCCGCGGGATCGAGTACGAGGCCTACAACGGGAGCCTGACTCAGCTGTAAACGACAGGCCGAGGGGCGGCGGCGAAACCGCCCCGATGAGGTGGGAAAAATGGTCGCAGTATTGACGCTCTGCACTTTGCTTGCGATTGGCGCAGCCCTCGAAGAAGCCTACAACACCGTTCGCCGCGCCCTGGCACTTCGACGCATCCGCAGGACTGCCACATGGCACGCCTGCCGCGTCACAGTCAGATACCCGAATTAACCGAAACTGACGTCCACCACCGGATGTTACGAAGAAAGAGAGGAATCGCAATGAAGATCAAAGAAATTCGCCTGCTGAGCCCGTTCAAACTCCGCGCATTGTGCATCAAGCAAAACTGGTACACCCACGGCACCAACGCCGAATATGATCACCTGCTCCGCGATCTGACGCACAACGGCGGGCAGCACATGACTACCGAGGATCTGGAAGCGGTGGCGCTGGACATCATAGAGCACTCCGACATCGAAGAAGAACAGAACGTGTGCAGCATCATGTGGCTGATCAACGAGGCCAGCAGCACCGTGTTCATGAAAGAATGACAGACAGCCCTCCCGGCCGGGCGAAAGACCGGGAGAAAGGATTGACCATGACTAAGAATGATGAACGGCTGAACGCCCTTTCTGATGAACTGGTTCCGGTCAGCGGCAAGTGTGATTCCATGGCGGGCGAGCTGGTACGGGCTACCGAGCGCATCGGCTACCGCTTTTTCAACGACGGCGATCAGATCGGCATTGGCTACGGCAAGGAAACCTGCAATCCTGCCGCCCGATTCCTGATGAAGAAGGCACCGAAGGAGATCAGTGACCTGGTCGCCGGACTCTGGGGCATGGTCAGCGAGGAAGGATATGAGGCTGTCCTCGATATTCTGGTTGGCAAGGTTGCAGACTACATCGAAGCCCACCCGGAGCTTCGGGAGCAGCCTACCCCCGATATGTGGGACTTCTACGATAAGCACGAAGATGTGGACGATTCCTGGGAAGAGGACGAGGAAGAGGATGACTACTATGAGGACGAGGAGGACGAAGAGGAATGAGCGTATACGATTTCTGCCTGCTGTGCACGGACGATTCCGCTGCTGTCCGCATCTTCGACATGAACGAGGACGTGGAAGAGGAAGTGTTCCAGGGTGAAATGCGGGACGCGATGTACAGCGACTATGAGGGCTACGACGTAGAGAGCTTCGACCTCTGCAGCAACGGAGAAATCATTCTGAACATCGACACTTCGGAGGATGACTGATATGACGAGAGATGAGTACTACGCTCTCCTGAAAGAGCGCTGGGAGCAGGTGGATAAAACCAGCCGCGAGGCGATCCATGAATACAACGAATGGAAACGGGAGCTCCGGCACCAGATCGAGGACGAGGAATGATTTTCACCGGAGACTTCACCAGCCCCTCTGCCGCCCGCTCAGGGCGGCTTTCTTTACACCCTATATGCAACAGGCCCGGCGCTATGAATACGGCGGAAGGGCTGTTGCAACGCCCCAAAACGAAAGAAAAGCCCCCAGCCATCGGATAAGGATGGCCAGGGGCTTTTATATTCACGTTTCAGTATTGACGGAATCGGCGGGTCCCGTATCAAGCGAGTCATCAGTGCCGATGACTCCGTAGCCGAACGCCGCGATCATCCGTTCCTCAGCTTCGTCGTTCATCTGCTTTACGGCGGCCTCGATCATGTCAATGTCTACGTCGAATCCTTTTTCGCGGAGAGCCTTCCGCACATACGCCAGCTTGTCGGTGCCTCTGCCGCTGCCGATGATAGTCTGTTCTGCGGCGTTGACGAGCTCATAGACAACCTGGTACATGAGGGAGCGCTGCTCCGCTGTGGTCTTTGCGTCCAGCCACCGCCTCACGGGAGGGATGACTACCTTGACGAGCCAGGCCAGCAGCGCATAGAACAGCACCCGCACGACGGAGAGCACGATGCCGGTCAGGTCGATCAGAGGCGCAGGATCAGGCGCAGCTTCCTGCTCCGCGTAAACCAGCGCAGGGTAGAACAGCGTGAACAGGACAGCCAGAGTCAGAACCAGGCAAAAAATCTTCTTCATGATGATTCTCCTTCCATCTACAGGAAATCGTTCTTTTCCTGTCGGTCGTGGTAGATGCGCAGAATGTAGTTGTATTCCTCCTCGAAGACCCCGTTCGTGTCGCCGGTCTTCTGGAGGAGCTTGTGGTATTTGTCGTTCTGAGCGATGACGTGTTCAAAGTCATCTTTGGTGTGACGGACGCCGTTCCGGCATGACGTGGCAAAGTTCAGCACTTCCCATCGGATCGTGTCTTTCTTGTCCTCGTCCATCTGCGCCCGTATGGATGCAATATCCTTCCGGATACTGCCCAGCAGCAGATTGCCGAGCGCCGTCAGTGGATTCCATTTGATGGCCGGCGTGATCTGAATAAAGATGGCCAGCACAAACGCCACGAAGGACCAATGAGCGAGGCACCAGTTGAAAACTTCTCTCATGACGCTCATTCCCCCTTACGCGCATGGGCGGAGGAAATTCTGATCATCCCACCGTCACCTCTGCCATCTTGCCGCTGATCCAGCCGACCCGGTCATCGAGCTTCACGGCCAGCCAGCCGTTATCCGCTGTGGCCATATGAGGCAGTTCGGTGCCTCTCTTGACTGCGGTGATGATGCTGTACTGGGTGCCCGCTCCTTCGCGGATATACGCGCTCTGAGCGGCGGTGACAAGCACGATGCCGTGAGCAGCTGCTTCCTCCGGCTCCACCGTAGACGCGGCCTGTTCGTTGAGCATGGCCATCATGGCGGCGTGGCTTTCGCTGCCATATTCTCCATCCTGCTTGATGCCGGCGCGGGCCTGCATGCGGATGACGGCCTTCTCAGTCTTCGGGCCGAAATCTCCATCGACATCACCGGCATTGAAGCCCAGCTGGTTGAGCGCATCCTGCAGCAGAGAGACATCCTCGCCCTTCCGCCCGCGTTTGAGCAGGCGCTGACCCAGCATCGCGAATGTGTCGGACACGGCGCTGGTGATGGTCGCACCATAATCGACCCATGGCAGCTGATACCAGTGCGTCCAGGAGCGCTCTTTGAGCTCGGTGCGGACGCAGCCATACTTGAACCCTCTCCATTCGACGACATACCCGCCGCCGATGTAGACGCCCACGTGACCCGCGAGACGAACGGCAAGGCCCGGCGTTTCCGGCATCGTGGAAATAACGCCCCAGTCCGCGCCTTGCGCCTTGCACCACTCGAACATACCGTCTGCGCTCCGATCTGGCACACCATGAGACTGATAGACGCTCTTGTGCGCGCTGAGATCACTCCACGCCGCGCCTTTGATTGCTCCGCCTACGCAGTCGCCGCACATCTGACCGGCCTCAATGTCGGACTTATACCGGGCCGTGCGGTCAGATTTGTAGTGGTCGGGATATTGGACGGCCTTCCGGCTCAACAGGGATTCGGTGCATTTGACATACGTCGTCCCGTACCAGTATGGCCGTTTCGAGGATACCTGTGAGGCCAGCCATGCAACGTAACTCGCTGCTGAAAACACGTATTCCATGGTATCACCTCCGCTTGATTTTGCGGATCGCGATAGAGATTGCCTTGATGACCAGGGCTGCGCCGGCGAAGATGCCGACTCCCTTGGCAATTTCTATGATCCAGCAAATGATGATGTCGATGTTGCAAACCCATACTGCAACTTGCTTTTCAATGGTCACATTTACGCCTCCTCATATACGAAAAAAAGCGCCTGTAACGGCGCTGTCGGGCGAACGTATTCTTTTCATGCTCCCTCCTGACGGAAAAATGCGCCAGCCGGAGCCGACGCATTGCTATTCAGATCTGCGAACCAACACATATTCCTGGAGCATCTTATCCCTGAGACCGGTGTCGCTCGTGTGCTTCAGGATCCCGAGATAGCTTGTGATGACGCTCAGCGCATAGTCCAGATCGACTTCGCCCTGCGCGTATTTCTCCTTCACGTAGGCGAGATGCCTTTTCATCCTCAGGCTCGTGGATTTCCTCAGATCGATGCGGTCAGGCCGTATCACCTTCCCGACAAACTCAACGCCTTCGCCGGCCGGCATGACGGCGGTTTTCTGATTCAGCTGCAAACCGAGGTTGGCCTGCATATAATCGTCTATCGCGCCTATGATGTCCCACACCTGCTGTTTCGACGGGGCAAGTAGCACCATGTCGTCCATGTACCGCATGTAGTACGGGGCCCGCATCGTGCGCTTGACGAAATGATCGAGCGGCGTCATGACGATGTTCGCCGTCATCTGAGATATGAGCGATCCGACCTGCATTCCGATTCCCAGCACAAGCTCGGTATCCAGCGGCCCGGACGCTTCGAGCGGCAGACCGAAGGGCCGACCGTCCGCACGAATCATCGTTTCGAGGAACCACATCATATCAGGATCGTCCAGCGGCTTTCCCAATTCCCGAAGCTGCACGTCGACGGGGACACGAAAGAAGAATTTGGCAACATCGGCTTTCCCGATGTACCACTTCTCTTTCTTCCGGTAAACATGCCGCTGCCACTGCTGCAGCTGATGGCTTGCCAGGAGCGCTCCTTTGCCGGGGATGGAACCATAGGAGTGCTCGTAGAAAGACTTCGAGTACAGGGGCCAGAGCACATTGTATGCGGCACAGTTGATGACCCTGTACCGAAACGGCAGGGCATGAATCAGCCTGACTTTCGGGAAATACTCGTAGAAGGAATGAAGGCCGTCTACTCGCAGCGTTTTCCAGATGAGATGGTTCTGACCATTGATCAGGTTCTCTTCCAGATTGGCAGTATAGGAAAGTATCTCCTGCTTATACCGTTTGTTGCGGCGAGCGAGCAGGTATCCGTCATACTGGTTCTCGAAGGTGACAAACCTCTCGAACACATGTTGATACTTTTCCATACTGCCTCACTGGGTGCTGCGCTTGTCAGCGTGAGCGGACTTCGCAGCCAACGCTTTTTCTTCCTGCGCATGGCGCAGATCGAGGGAATGAATCCCTTTATACCTCAGTACTGAAAGAAGGCCCGTGAGCCTGCAATATCTGACATGTGAGGTAAAGCGGACCGGAAGCCAATGTTGCCGTTGGCGTTCGTGCGCGAGTTGTTGCCGCCGTTGGCGTAGAAAACGCCCGCGTTGGAGCCGTTGCCATAGTTGCCCCCGCAGTTGAGCACAAACCGATCCATCCCCTATGACGAAGGCTTGCTGATGACGGATTTCAGCCAGCCGCCGAGCATCTTGCCAATCTCGATCACCTGACCGCTCCACACCTCATATTTCTTCGTGGGAAGAAATTTCAGCGTGTGCGACAGACGGAGGTATGCCCTGAGCTTTGCAATGGAAACATCGAGTTCCTGCAGTGTGGTCTTTTTGTAATACCGCTTCTGCGCCTCGATGGTATGCTCCAGCATTTGGTCCATACATCGCTTGATGTCGGTGACAAGGGCGAACTTCTCGGATTTGGGGTACTGCGCGAGCGCGAGATAGCCATACTCCATCATATCCATGATCTTCTGGAGGATCATCAATTCCTCGCCCACGCAGCATCCCCGTCCCGTCATTACCTGTATGGCATTATTCTATACCAAACAGAGCCTTTTCCGCTGCGATTTGGAAGATTATTACGCAAAGCGTAATTTTGGAAAAAAACGCTTCCCGCCTGCGGCGGGAAGATAGAACGATTCCCCGCTTTCGCGGGGAATGCAGAACACAGTTACACAGTGGGCAGTTTGACAAAAGCGGACCGGAAGCCAATGTCGACGCCGGCGTACGTGCGCGAGTAGTAGCCGCCGATGGCGTAGAAAACGCCCGCGCGGGAGCCGTTGCCATAGGTGCCCCCGCAGTAGAGCACACGCTCATCGGCGACGGAGCTCCAATAGAAGTAATCGCCGTTATACGCGCCGGCAGTATTATCATACTTGAACAGCCCCAGCGCCTGAAGGATAATCTTGGCCGCATCGCCGATATCCTCGGAGCAGGTCACGCTTTCCAGCGTGCAGCCTTTGTAGGTATCCGTACCGTCTGCGGTGGTATCGATACCCCACTCCCAGTGATTGTTGTTCTTGTACCTGGCGCGGACGGCGTTGCTGGTCGTGCCAGTGCCATCCGGGGTGAGGAACGTGCCGTCCACCGCGCTGATGCACTTCCACTGATCGGAGGCGGCAGTCTGCGCGTGCGAGGCATCGGCGGCGTTGTTGTTGACCAGCACCTGCAATTCGCCGTAGACGTTGCGGATGCCGCCGACCCATTCGCTGACGTTGCCGTTCAGGTCCCAGATGCCCTCATGGGTGCCGTCATGGCTCCACGTGAGCGGGCCGGTGCCGGTAAGTACATGGAAGATTTTACCTGCATCAGCACCAGTACCATAGGTGGCGGGAACGGCATGATACCGCGCTTCTTCGGTGGTGTCTTTGCCGTAGTTGTTGTTGCCTTTCGGCATGCAGTTGTTGTGCTTGCACCAGTGAGCCAGCAGCGCCCACTCCATGCGCGTCATCAGGTGCCAGCCGGCGCCCTTGGTGGAACAGGCGGAGATGGCAGCGTCGAAGGTGATGCTGGTTTTCGGATCGCGGGCGGGCAGAGAGTAAGCCCGGCTGTTCTGCACCACATTCTGATACTTGCTGATGTAGATTTCCGGGACTTCCTGGCCGTTGATGATGAACGCCGGGAAAACATCGGTGGACTCGCCCAAGCCCAGTTCCGCATAGGTCATCTTGGGGATGCGTACCATGACGGAGGGCAGGCCCTTGTCATCATACAGCACCTTGTTATTCGGCAGCACGGCTTCGATTGCCAGCGCCGACAGATCGAAATTCGCAGGCATGTTGTACCTCCTTATTCAATCGCCCACAGGGACAGCGTGACGGCGTCCATATCCAGCTCGTCGGGAATGGCTTCGCCCTCATTCCCTTCGGTGTAGGTGCGGGCGGGGATGTCGATCTCAGCCACATAGGCGCGGCCCGCGGCGGTGCCGATCACCAGCTCGCCGTCACGGTCAAAGCACACGTCGATGTGCTCCGGATCGTCCTTCTGGCGCTTCGCCAGGTTGATGGTCAGGTCGTCGTCAAAGGTGATCTTCTTGCCGGTCACCTCGTAGGGAATCTTCTCGCCAGCGTTCTTCTCGATGATAATCATGTGAACAATCCTCCAATCACGTAATATTTTACAGTGACGGCAGTTGCGCCGCCAGTGTGAGCCATCTTGAACCCGTTGACCTGTTTATCCGAAATCACGATCTCGCCGGGATTGCCGGTGGCGCTCTGAATCTCGGTATAAACCACATAGTCGATGTCGTTCTGACGGTTGACCAGGACAATGGACTTACTGGAATTGTTGAAGGGAAAAGCCAGGCTGTTGGTGAGCGAGGCCGTGCCGGTTTCGCAGATGACCAGATCATCCACTTCGCCGGTGATGACCACCTGCTTGAGCAGCTCCACGTCTGCGCTGACATCAGAGAGATCGCCGTTGATTTCAGCGGCGACAGCATTGATGTATTTCTTGATGCGGATTCTGTCGAGAGGATCCATGTCTTATCCCTCCCGCCAAACATCGTCCAGGCCCAGAACATAGGTGTGCTCCAAATCCTGCGTGTACGCCTGGCTGCCGGCAGAAACGTTATTGGGCGGAGGGGTCGCACTGGTCGGCAGGCTGGACTTATCGGACGTGCTGGTCATGATAAATTCTTTATAATTCGCATCATGGCCAGGCCCGCCCCAGACTACGGGTTTGATCGCCATGTTACACCCCTCCGATCACAGCATACGTCACCGTCACGCTGGAAGCGCAGCCGGTGTGCTC